AAATGGCTATTTTAAGCGGACAACCCTTGCCTTTATTTGATAATCGTTAAATGGTACACTACTTTTGAATTAAGAAAAAGCTATCTTAATTAGTGCTTTACAACACTGATCATGTTGTCACAATGAAGCAAACAAATTTAATAAGCAGTTAATTTTATTGTGAGAAATGGGCTGCAATTGAAATGGAAATTCACTTCCGTTACTATTGCCATGCCTCAAATGTTTTAACTGCAAAGTGGACCTCCATTTCAAAGAGAAATTGAAAAGGGGGTTCTTTTTATGAAAGTAACCAAAAAACAAAAGGATGCTAATCCTAAAATTTATGGCTATGGTAGCGTAGCACAATTAGAGGCCGATCCAACTAGATTTGGTGATGATCCAGATAACCCATTAACAAACTGGGTTCCATTTAGAGATGCAGATGATGACTTAAGATTTGTTCCATGTACTCAGGAATATTTTTATTCGCATAGAAATGAGATACGAAATGAACAAAAAAGAAATCAAAAATATCGAGATAGATTTCCTATATCTACTGATCAATTATATGAAGATCATCAACTTGAGATTGCTGATCCATCTTATTATGAAGAAATTGAATTAAAAAAGGAAAAAGAAGTAACTGATTATATGTGGGAATTAATAAATGAATTACCAGAATATGATCGACTAATTTTAACTTTGCGTAGTCATGGATTAACTGACACTGAAATAGGTAAAGAACTAAATAGAGGTCAAAGTGCAATACAAGAAAGAAGAGTTAGATTATTTAAACAATTAAAAGAAAAAATAACAAAATTTCAAAAAAACCGGTAATTTCTATGACTCCTGGCCATTAACCTTTGAAGGGTAAAGAAACCCTCGGAAAGAAGGAGGAAAAAGATGAAAAAAGAATCTAAGCCAAAAAATGAAAACATTACTAATCAAGAGATAGTAGAATCATTACTTTTAATTAGTGAAGCAAGTAAGACTTTGGCACTAGAAATTATGCTGCTTCCAAAACCAAAGGAAGTAAAAGGAGGAGATAACAATGGCACTGTCACCGACGAGCCACAGTAAGAAATATAGTCCCAGTAAAAGTGGTATTTGGTTAAATTGTCCTTTAAGTACTCTTTTAAATGATGGTAGTGGTGATGAAATAAGTCCACAAGCAGAATTTGGAACTCAGTGTCACGAATTAGGTTCAGCACTAATTACTAAATCGTTGAAACTAATTGATTATGATAACGAATCAAAAACAGTAGATCAAATTATTAGTGAGCTTGATATGTATTCACCTGAAATGCAAGAAATTGCTGACGGATATGCGGACTTCATTGTTAATACATATGAGTTTGAAAAAAAGCAATCCAAAGATGAACCATTAATTGTAATAGAGCAACAACTAAAAATGGACTTTGATGAAGATGCTAAAGGGACATTAGACTGTGGAATTATATCTTCAGCAAATGGTGGAACACTTACAGTTATCGATTTAAAGACTGGAAGATTACCAGTTCACACATTTGATGAGGAAACGGGACTATTTAATAGTCAGTTAGGAATATATGCACTTTACTTTTACAAAACATATAAAGACTTATATCCAATTAAGAATGTAAGGTTAGTAGTCTATCAACCGGTGATTTCAAATACAAATGAATATGAAATGTCTATAGAAGATTTATTGGTATTTGAAACGATGGTATTAATTCCAGCAGTTGAAAGAACAAAGGTTGAAAATCCAGAAGCTAATCCAGGCAAGCACTGCAGATATTGTTCTGCAAGAGCTGTCTGTGCAAAAAGAGCTGAAGTTAATTTAGAGATAATGCAAGAAATGAATAAATCAATACATTTATTAACAGATAAAGAAATAGAAGACATACTACCTAAACTTGATGACTTTATTAGATATGCACAAGATGTTAAAGAGCATGCATTAAAGAAAGCAATGAATGGACATAGTTGGTCTAATTTCAAATTAGTACATTCGCGTGGGACAAGAAAGATTGTAAATGAGGAAGCTGTTATTAAGATTTGTAAAGAGGCAGGAATTGATCCTTTTGCTGATAGTAAGTTAGCAGGAATTACTGAACTAACAAAAATGATAGGTAAGGACAAAATAAACGGTTTAATTGGACCTTACATAAATATGCAAGCAGGATCAGTTGTATTAGTGCCAAAAAATGATCCTCGAGAAGAAGCAATAATTAAAAAATAAGGAGAATAATAAAATGTTAAAGATTATTGAAGGTAAAGAAAAGAGACCATTAAAGATAGTTGTATATGGTCCAGAGGGAATTGGTAAATCAACATTTGCCAGTCAGTTTCCAGATCCACTATTTATAGACACTGAAGGTGGAACTAGCAATTTAGATGTTAGAAGAATTAAGTGTAGTAAGTCATGGGATGAGTTGTTGTTAATTGTTAAAGAAATTATCAAAAATCCAACAATTTGTAAAACCTTAGTTTTAGATACAGCTGATTGGTCAGAAACAATGTGTATTAATGCAGTGACAAAAAAGTATCGAAAGAATAATATAGAAGATTTCGGATATGGAAAAGGATATGTTTATTTACTTGATGAGTATACAAAACTTCTATCATTATTTGATGAACTTATTGAGGTTGGAATAAATGTTGTTATTACAGCACACGCAAAACCTAGAAAGTTTGAGTTGCCAGAAGAACAAGGAGCTTTTGATAGATATGAGATGAAACTAACAAGACAAGTTGCTCCAGTAATTAAAGAATGGTGTGATGCATTGTTCTTTGCTAATTACAAAATATATGTTGTTACAACTGAAACAAATAGGAAAAAAGCACAGGGTGGTAAAAGAGTTTTATATACAACTCACAACCCAACTTATGATGCTAAAAACAGATTTGATTTAGCAGAAGAATTAGAGTTACATTTTTCAGAGATTGAACATTTATTTGATGGCTTAGATGAAATAAGAAAGAACGACTTAATTGCTCCAGAGGACCAAGAAAGTCCAATACAAATAAGATTAATTAACATGATTATTGATGCAGAAATAACTGAACAAGATTTACAAAAGATTGTATCAGAAAAAGGTCACTATGAATTAAGTGTACCAATTGAAAAATATTCAGATGATTTTATAACAAGATGGATCATTCCAAACTGGAGCAAGATCTTAAAAACTATTAAAAATAATAAAGGAGAAGAATAAAAATGGTTGAAAACAAAGATATGATTATGGATTGGGACGACTCAATCGAAACTGATGGGCAGGAGTTTATATTACTTCCTGATGGAGAGTATAATTTTACAATTACAAATTTTGAACGTGGTAGATTTCCCGGTGGACCTAAAATTCCAGCATGTAACAAGGCTTCAATTACAGCACAAGTAAATACTAAAGATGGAATTGCAATTGTTAAATTTGATTTACTTTTATATAGAACTCTTGAGTGGAGAATCTCAGCTTTCTTTAGAAGTATTGGTCAGAAAAAACATGGTGAAAAATTAACTATGGATTGGAACAAAGTAGTAGGTTCAAGAGGTAGAGCTTATTTCAAACAAAGAAGCTATACAACTTTAAGTGGTGAAGAAAGAAAAACGAATGATATTGACAGGTTCATTGATTATAAGGATGAACATTTTATTGAAGATGATCTCCCATTTTAGGAGGTATATAAAATGATTTTAAGACCTTATCAAAATGAGGCTGTTCAAGCTATTCAAGGTGAATGGTCTCAAGGTAATAAAAAAACAATTTTAGTACTACCGACTGGAACTGGAAAAACCGTTGTTTTCTCAAAGGTAGTAGAAGAAGAAACAAAAGATGGCGAAAAGGCTTTAATAATTGCACATAGAGGTGAGTTGTTAGAGCAAGCAGCAGATAAATTAAAAAATGTTAGTGGCTTAGATTCAGCTTTAGAAAAGGCTGAGTCTACAGCCATTGGCTCAACTGAAGCAGTTACGATTGCATCAGTTCAAACTTTATCACAAGAAAAAAGATTAATGGCTTATTCAAGAGATTATTTCAAGACGATTGTTGTTGATGAAGTTCATCATGCGATGAGTGATACTTATCAAAGAGTGTTAAATTATTTTGATGGTGCAAACATACTTGGGGTTACAGCAACTCCAGATAGATCTGATCAGAAAAATCTAGGAAAGTTCTTTGACTCAAAAGCATATGAATACTCAATGCATCAAGCAATTAAAGAAGGTTATTTAAGTCCAATTAAAGCACAAATGATTCCATTGGAATTAGATATACAAGATGTGGGAATATCCAATGGTGATTATGCTGTAGGACAAATAGGAACTGCGTTAGATCCTTATTTAAATCAAATAGCACTTGAGATGCTTAAATATGCAAAGGGTAGAAAAACAGTTGTGTTCTTACCTTTGATTAAAACATCACAAAAGTTCTGTGAATTATTAAACTTGCATGGATTAAGAGCAGCTGAAGTTAATGGTAATAGTCCGGATCGCGAACAAATATTAGCTGACTTTGAAGCTGGTGAATATGATGTTTTATGTAACTCAATGTTACTCACTGAAGGGTGGGATTCACCAAGTGTTGATTGTATTGTTATTTTAAGACCAACAAAGATTAGAAGTTTATATCAACAGATGGTTGGACGTGGAATGAGAATTGCTCCTGGAAAGAAAGATTTATTATTACTTGATTTTCTATGGATGAC